ATTAACCTTAGCTGCTAATAAACTTGCTGCTACATCTGAGTCTTCAGCTCCTGTAGGTGGGTCAAGGGTATCTGAGGCTGGTTTATTAGGGTCAACTGAGAATATAGTGCCATCTAGGTAAACTGCGTAGTTGTAAGGGTTGTATCTATCTCCACTACCTCGTTTCAACCAATAGAAAGCTACTGCATCATAGTTTGAATTGAGTGGTGTAGTAGCTGTTAGGTCTAAGGATACTTTAGTTGTCTTAGAGAATACCCAGGTTCTATCCTGTACTGTAAGCCCTTTAAGTTTACCTGCTGATAAGTACGACTTTACAGCTACTTCATTAGAGGCTGCGTAGGCAACTACCATCTCAACACCAGCCTTATTGAATGCTCGTACTGGCTCTGAGGTATTACCTGTATCCATAAACAAGTATTCTTCGTTATCCTCACCACGGTCATAGGTATGGAATAAGGTAGCTGCCTCGAAGTCTGGTTCAGCTACAAAGGTATCTGTACGTACATAGGTAACTGGAGGTCTCTTAGCAAGCCCCTGTACAATATCAGGTACACAATTATCCATCGCTCGACATTGGCTATCTAGTATCAGCTCAGAGCTTTGCTGGGAGACCCCATTAAAGAAGGCAGGGTACACTTTGTTAATCTTAGCCATTATTAATTCCTATTTATAATGCAGAAGGATTCGTTCCTCTATCAACCACGCGCGTACCTGAAATCAGGTTGAACTTGGATTGCTTTAGGTGTTCTCTTTCTACTTTGATTCGTTGTAAGTTCACTTTAGTACCTATTTCCTTCTGAGTAGTCTCGTCACCATTCAGGTAGATATGGAGGTGCTTCGCAGCTACTAGTACAACATAAGTCCTGAAGATATCAGGGACAGTATCGAAGGCTAGGTCAAGGCGTACTACTAATTCCACTGGGTCTGTAAAGATAGGGGACATTGTAGCAATAGTATATAAGTTACCACCTTCTAGCATTAGGTCTTGGCTTTCAAAGGCAACTACATTCTGTGGGAGTGTAATGTACCCATCTGTGTCTGGTACGTACTTGATAGTGAAGGTATTAAACCACCACTTCTCTTCTTGTTCTTCTCGTAGTGTTTCGTCTAGGACGGTACGGGCTGTCTTAGCCTCGTGTCCATCATTTAGTGAATCTATAGTTACTGAGGATGGTACTGGTAATTCCCCAATGTAACGTAGCATTCTGTTTACAGCATCAATTACTGTCATATTATTTTCCTTAATTATTTTATCTGTATAGTTGTAGATACTTATAAAAATAACCACAAGTATAAAGGTAAAACCCCTCAATTAAGAGGGGCTGTAGTTAAGCTACTGTACCGCCTGTAATTACACAAGAAGCACCTGGCTTAAGAACACCAATACCATAAGAGTAGTAAGTGGTCATAAGTGTAGCAAGCTGCTCAGGGATGTAGTTTACTTCAGAAGTAACGTCCATCAACTTAGCAACTGCAACCGCTTCAGAAGTGAATAGCAATGCTTTCAGCTTCTTGTTAGTTGCACCAACTACAACTGTTGAATCAACACCAGTATAGTTAGACTTGTAAATCATGATACCTGCAATTTCCATTACAGTACCTTTGTTGATACCACCATTATCGCCAGAAGTAATATCTTTATTAACTGCTGATGACTGGGCTAGGTACGAGTAGATACGTGGAGAGACAACTAAGCTCTTTTCACCTGTAATATCTTTCTCTTCCATTGCTGCAACTGCTTCAAATACTGCTTCAATCAAAGCATCACCTTTAGCTGCTGGAGTTGCACCTGTATCAATTAAGTCGTTGTTGACTTCAGTACCGTCTGCCTGGACTGCTTCACCACCAATTGTACCTGATGTTTGAGAAGCTAGTACAACTGCTGCTGCAACTGCCTTATCAATCTTAACTGCTAATGCCTCACCTGCTTGTTTAGCAAGTTCTCCGCGAGTTTCAAAATGAAGAACTTTCTCTTCAAACTTATCAACTGCTAGTGCATAGTACTCAAGGGCATCAATGTTGATTAGACGCTCTTTTACTGGGATAGCAGACATTGACAATGCAGTACCAGGTACGTGAGTATTGGTATCAGCGTCACCCGCTTGGCCGATTACTGGGATAGAAATAGATGAACCGCTGTCAATTGACTTGCTAGTTACTAAGTCTAAGAAAAGCTGCTTACGGTCAAATGCAGTCAAGACTGAGCCGTAATAGATTTCTAAAGCGTTGTCCATTTCTGTTGGTACGCCACGAGGGGTTGATGCGTTAGCACCGATGTTATTTACTGTAAGAGCCATATTATTATTACCTTAATGTTTGATTTATTGTTGTATTTGTAATCAATCGCTTTATTTAGTTTTCCTCTAGAAGTTATCCTTGTGAATCCGAACGCATCTTCATCTTCAGGGCTTACAGAATACTCATAAATGCAAGCATCTAGGTTACTTATAGTTTCTACAGGTCTCGCTGATGTTATTTAGGTTTATCTCTAGTGCCTTGCAAGAACCACTAGATTACACCTTAGCTAAAGTGTATCCCTTTACGTAATAAAAACTGAGCACCCAAAGGAGAGTAAATGATGCTCAATAGTTCAACTAGGTAGGTCAGTTGACACCCTATTCTTAGAGAATTCCTTTCTTACGGGAAGCTAGATAACGTTTATCGACCATAGCGGTATAGTTTCTATCCTTGCCATAGAGTCGATTAGTTTGTGCTAGTTGCCACGCATTCTTATCAGCGAATGGTTGTAATCCACCACCTGGAGCATCACCTTCAAGGCGTCTCGCATCAGCAGGGATACTTTCATTCATCTTGTATTTCATGTACTCTAGGTTACGAGTAATCCGCCCTTCGTCCATCGAGGCGAGAGCTTCATTGTATTCTGTAACTACAGCTGGGTCAGCATTATCAGCAGCCCATGTAATTAAGGCTGTATATTGCTCTTGACCACCTGCCTTTTCATATACCTTGCTAGTCATAGCATCAGAGTAAGCTGTTTGCCCTTGGATGTATCTATCAACGTCTCCTTTATTAAAGCCTGATTTCTCAAGCTCTTTGTAGGAGGCCTCTGATAGCTCACCAGACGATGCAAATTCCTGCTCGTACTTCGCGGCACTGAAACCTTCTTGAGCAGCGTGTTGGCTATCTGCTGGAGCTTCTGGAGGGGTTACTCCCTCCTTAGGCTGCCCTAGCTTCTGCTCCAGTTCACTATAGGCTTTTACCAAGTCTTCTTGGGACTTGAATTTACCTGCAATCAACTCTTCCTTAGGAGTACCATCATCGTTGTACCCTTCAGGGGTAGTTGTAGTGGTGGTAGCTTCAGTTTCTAAGGACGCTTTATATCTAGCTACTGCTGCTTGGTCAGATACTTCTTGAGCGGTAGGTTCAGGCGTAGCATCAGGTACTACTGGAATATCAGTTGCTTCGCTCATAGTTATACCTTCGCTTTAGAGGCAGGGGCTTTAGGGGTCAAAGGCTTTGCCGGTTCTTTTGCCGGTTCTACTGGGGCTTCTACTTGTGCATGCTCGATAGGAGCACGAGGGGTCATATCAATTGTATTAGGGTTACCATCCTGAGCCTCTTGTGCCTTATCCCGTAGGAAGTAATCAGCGTCTGTAATTACATTCTTGTTCTTCTGCTTAAATTTCTCTTGCTTTAATTCATATAATGATTGAGTATTAGCCATTGTAAATCTCCTTTAGTAGCTATTATTGTTGTGGTTTTGTAGCGCCTTCCACCATATTACCTGCGCCTTGCATGGCTAGTTGGTTTTGGGCATCTTGTTGTTGTTGAGCTTGTTGTTCTTGTTGAAGCTGTTCATCTGTTTTGACTAGGCCAGTCGTATCGAAGGCTAAACTATTAGCTATCTTAGTGATATAATTACCTACATTCATCCGTTGAAGTACAATCTCAGGACTACCTAGTTCTTGTATAAGCTGATTAAACTGTCGAATCTTATCAAGTTCTACATTTCTCCCTAGTGCCTCTACTCCTGTAACTATTGCCAGTTCAATCCCAAGGGACTTAATGTCTGCCTTAGACTGGCTTAGTAATAAGTAAGCGAGTGGTCGTTGTAGTTCTAACGAGAGGATACTATAAACACCACCTAGAGATTTCTCTAAGTCTGCTGCCATATATCTAATCTCAGTAGCGGTTGTACGCTCTGAGTCTCTAGTTGCAGATGAAGCTGCCAGGAAGGCTTGTTCAAGACGTCTTGTAATGTCCTGAACCATATTCATCGGTACTTGTAGGTCACTTCCTTTACCAACCTGTAAGGTAGTAATATCATTCTCTAAGTCACCTAGGATACATGACCCATTATCAGCTTCATTTAAGTCATCAATATCTACAACCGACCCTGCTCTCTTCCCAAACAAGACTCGTGACATCACAGCAGAAGCTTCTAGTAATAGCTGGTAGAGTGCCTCTAACGAACGGAAGTCACCTAAGTACTGCTCAACTAAACCACGGCCATAGTTCTCCCCATTGATTGATGTCCAACGTAGTGGGATAAAAGGGAGCTTAGTATCGTCAGTATATTTTGTATCAGAACCTTCAACGAAGACCCCCTCAACTTCTTGGTACTCAAACCAGATACCTGATTTCTTAACTGCTCTGGTATAGATAGTTACCTGTGTTGATTCAGAGACTTCAGGATTCTCAGCAAGCTTATCTTGGATGTCATCAGGTAATGTATTCTTTGTAACTTCTTCCTTACTAATCACTTCCATCGTGTTACCACTAAAGTCACGGGCAACTACGAAGTTAGCCATATTGTAACTCTTGAGGCCGGTCTTCGTTTTATATAGAAGAGCATTCCCTCCAACCACTAACGATTTAATAGCTTCAAAGATAGGAACTCGTAGGGCTTCCTTCTCAATCTGCTTCATCATCTCTTGTTCTAAAGCAACTAAGCTTTTCTCAAGCTCATCCTCCCCCGCTGGGTCTTGCTGCTGTACTAATTCTACCATCTCCGGGTTAGCCATCAACCTAAAGAAGCTAGTATTAGGTGGAAGCAAGGCTAGAAGGAGTTTACTTGATAGGTTGTGAACCAGTCTAGCTCCTACTGCTTGGTAAGGAGTCTCTAAGGAGTCCGTTTCAGAAGCCCCATCATCGGTTACAACTGAGGGGATGGTTAGCTTTGAACACTCTCGTGCCCTATCAATAACAGACGACCTATCAGCATCTAGGTTCTGGAAGCGTTCACTAGCACTTCCTTCTGCTACGATTTCTTCTATTGTATATTGTTGTACTGCCATTTGTTAGCCTTTTATACTTTTGGAGTTGCTTTAGTGCCTATACCTACTGCACCTGTAGCTGCCGCATCCCCACCACCTGTAGGAATCTGTAATGATTTAGCCCCAGTCTTTAAGGCTTCCTTCTTACGCTTCGCTTCTTCTTCAGGGGTTACTGCTGATTCCTGCGTAGCTGCTTCTTGAGCTAATGGCGCGACTGCTGGAGGGACGAATACTGGAGCAGGTGCTGCTCCTCCTCCTTTACCACCACCACCACCATGCACTCCAAGTACTTCAACAAATCCTTCTGTATCTTCTCGTTCGCCTGAGTCTGTGATGTTCTTATAGTTTAACTTAATCATTTGGTTTTCCTTAATTAATTATGTGGTCTTGTAAGAGACTTAAAAATCTTTGCTATTTCTTCTACTTCGTATACATAAGTTTCGTATAGCTTAGTACCTACTAGCTTCCTAGATAAATGCTTAGAAGTATCTGAGCAGTAGTAGTGTTCTAATGGGAGGTTACAGGATAGCGATACGTGACCTGCTTGGGTAGATAGTAGGTACATAGCCCTCCCAGTTCGATATGCAGGTAGTACGTAGATGTAGTCATTACCTACAGTAGCTGGACGTAATCCATAGTAATCATTATAGATAAAGCTGGATAGCCCAATTACCTTACCACCCCTAACAGCTAGATATAATGCCCAATGGCCATCTATAAATCTCTGGAAGTCGATGGTAGTACAACCAAAGAGTTCTGCACTTACCTCCCTTAGTAGTTTAGTTAGCTCGTCCCTGTATTTCTCTTCGTATAGTACGATTGTTGTCTTATTTGTTTGCATTCTGTTTCCCCTCTAAGCTTTCATGGAGACCTAGTAGGTATCGAATTACTGACTGCTGTCCAATTAGGAAGTTCAGTTCATCAATACCTAGTAAGTCTTCAGGTAATCTATCGGGGAACTTCTCAAACAAAGCTTTAATTACTTCTTCTAATTGAGTAGGTGTAAGCTTCATTCTTAAATCTCCTTAATAGTTTAGATTACTATTATCTACTAGTGTCGTTTCAATGAAAGTAAGCTATTTCGTAGGTATTAATGGTGGTTGCCATAGAATAATACTATCACCATGTAATTGATGCATATTAGCCAGTTGCATTGTAAGGACGGCATCTTCAGCTGTAAGCCCTTTAGCTTCGTACAGTTCGATAGTTGCTTCCCACATCTCTACTTCATTATTACAGTCTACTAAGGCATTGTTAGCTTTTACCTTACCGATACCTGGACAACCTTTATAGCCATCTGAGGTATCACCAGCTAATGTCTGGAAGTACATATACTTAATAGCTTCTAGCTCTGTAACTGTCACCTCCTCATCAGTGTGGTAGTTGTAGTGAGTACCTACTGACTGATATAGTACGTCCTTGTCAATTGCACATACAATATACTTGTCAGGATGTAAGGTCTTCTCAGCTACTACATAGTCATCAGCTTCATACCCATCAACAACCTTACTAGGGTAATTAGCTAGTACATGAGCTAGTAGTTCGTGGTATCCTGTAGGCTTACGGACTCCAATACGGTTCTCTTTGTAAGTGGTAGGTAGGTCGTATCTGAAGTTGTTACCCCCTGTAAATACTAGGAGGTACTTATCACAATCAACAGCAGACAAGATGTTATCTACTGCTATCTGAAAGGTAACGAAGCATTGTTCGAGGTCGGTTGTATACTCAATATCTAACTCAGTCTCAAGCCCTGCTTCTACTTCTAGTTCGTTCCATACTACTTTGTCTTCGATAGCAAACCCTACTTTGTAGAGCAGACTATCAGCATCTATAAGTGCAATTGGGTCATCCATCAGTTACTCCTCGAAGTCTTCTTCAGTTTCTACATATACTAATTCAATCTCATCAATGATCTTAGAGACATCATCCATCGTTACGACACCGTCATTATCTAAGGCTACCTGGATAGACTTATCGACAATAGAGTACCCTTCTTCCTTATTGAAGTAATGCAAACCTGCATGGTGCATAGCTTCTGCAATATAGCTATTCATAAAGGTCATGGTCTTAGCCTGAGCCTCATGAGGCTCTAAGGTCGTACCAATAGCAATTAGGTAGTGGAGGCTGTAGTCCGTATAGATAACAGCTAAGGCAGCAATATCTTCTCTAGTCACTGAGGTATGTGGGTAGTCTAAAGACTCGATGACTTTTAAGAAGTCTACCTTAGTTGCCTCGAAGGGCTGTGGGATTGCTTTTAGGTTGATTGCTTTTAATAGGCTCATTATGTATTCCTTTGTAATTGATTTATGTACACAATGTATAATTTAGTGTACATATAGGTAGTTTATGTTCGTTATGTAAAGTATTTCAACTTATGTTCATTATTTAAAGTAGTTCATGTTTAGGTTATAATAGGTGACGAAGCTACACTATTAGTATAACTTCTGTTCATTATTTAAAGTAGTTCATGTTTAGTGAACAGACCATATTCGTGGTGCCAGGTAAATGGTTATATTGAACACGCTCCACTTGAACAACCCTCATCCTCTGGTAGGCCTTGGTCAGCTGTACCATCGTTACTGTTGTGATAATAAATTTGTTTTCCTCCAAGCTTATAGTACATCAACATATCCTGCATAATAACCTTGATAGGTAACTTACCGTCAGGGAATCTAGCTGGAAAATAGTTGAAGTTGGTGCTGATGCCTTGGCAGACAAACTTCTGCATAATACAGGTAAGTTCGATGACCGC